TGGGGTAATATAGATTTTTCTAATGCTATGGAGATAGAATGGATAGTTGATAAAACTACTACCCAATCAGGATCCCCTTATAATTTTAATTTTAGAGGACCAATAGCGGACTTTTATAAAATGGCACATTTCTTACCATATAGTGGAGAATATAAGATTACGTGCAATGTATATGATGCCTTTAATGCTAAAAGCACAGTTATTAAGAATTCGATAATAAAGGTTCAGCCAAAAACTATTGATATTGATTCCTGGACTAGATATAGAGAGGTTGAAAATTATATATGGGATAATGTTGATCGAGGATGGGACTCATATAAATCAATATGGGAATATCCTGCCGAGGGAGATAGCGTGGAGGTTCTGGAAAAAACAATACCTTCGGAGATCCTTAAGTTTGCTACTTATGGTAATAAAGCCGAAGAGGGACAGAGTTTATTAGTTAAAACAAATCTTGATCCAGTTGGAGCAACGGGGGAGATATTATTGACGCAGAATATTATAGCTATAGACGAGATATATGCACTTCAGATATTTACGGGTCAATATGGATCTGCCACCATAGCCACTTTAACCCCGCATGGTTTAAATGATGGTGATGAATTAACAATAATAGGAAGTATACCCGAAATAGATGGAAGATGGACAGCAAATATAGTTTCACCTACTGTATTTACTATACCTTCTATAATTTCAAATTCATGGAACGGTGTTGTTCTTGAGACAACCCCGGTAAATAGATATGTTATAGACCCAACAATATACACGGCACAAAAAATTACCGGAGCTGGATTAATAAAGGTCTATGTAAATAATAGGGAAATTGGTAGTGCTGATGCTGGTGATACTTTATATCACACCGCAAATGCAATAACTTCTTCGATAAACTCACTAAGAACATACCCTGACTATTTTGCATCTTGTCTAAATCCTAGTACAGATCCAGTTTCCATTATAATATATGCTCCCGACGAATTAGGATCCGATCAGAATGGTGTTTCTTTATCTGCTGATGTTAGCGGAACACTGTCGATAAATTTTATATCAAGCACTCTTGAAAATGGGGTAAGCCCATCGGAAACATATGTTTATTGGTCGGAAAATTCGGAGATATATCCTAATGATAATTTAAGATTTTGGGGAACTAAAAATCTAGACTGGCAGATATTTAATGAAGCTAGTTGGAATGATGGCTATGCGCATAGTTGGTATGATTTTGAATTTAATAATGATTGGTTAGGTGGATATGAATTGCATACTATATTACCTGGTGACCATGTAAAAGTAAGCACTGGAAACTCAACATATCCATTCCCGGTAGGTGTTACTCTAACCAGTGCTGGAAGTTCCATGACTATACAGGATGTTGCCGATCAATTAAATAATTCAAACGAAACACACATAACTAATTTTTATTATAGACCTATACCTAGTGATACTGGATCATTAAGCACAATAACTGGACCTATTAATCTGGATCTTACTAATGTGTCGGTCCCTGTTAGTACATATCCAGCTCCACCTTCACTAATAGGAGGTAGTAATGTATTGATACCTAATTTCGGTTACACTGGAGGTACACCTATAACAACAACGTCAACAACAACGACAACAACAATAGCCCCTTCCACAACGACAACCACGACTTCGACAACCACGACTTCGACAACGACAACAACCACAGCGTCACCTACAACGACAACAACGACTACCATAGATCCTTGTTTACTTGCAGGTAACGCAGTAATGATTTATCCGACAACAACCACAACAACAACAACAGCGGCACCTACAACGACAACAACCACAACGACTGAACCACCTGGTACAGGACAAGTTGCTATTATCAATAATGACCTTACCGGAACTATTGATGACGTGGAGGTGAATTCGAGCCCCATCCTTATAAACGTAGGATCATTCCCAGTACCGGGCGGAGGAGTTGCATCAGGAAGTTATGGACTTGCGATACCTGGCCTTTCTACGGTGAGAGTATTTGTTACGATATCAGCAGATACTGCTGTAAATCTTTCATTAAGTACAGGATATACCGATTGTGTTGAAGCTTCGGCTCTTACTGGATATGCGGAATTTACTGGGGTTGACTTATCATCAAATGCAGACATAACAATAACATTACAGCCGGAGGGATCTGCGTGTGTATAATAATACCCTAAGAATTTAATAATGTTTAAAAAATATAAAATACAAAAATGGCTACAGCTACTATAACTTTAACCACTGCGGGAACAGGAACAGGACCATTTGATCTGTATTCCGATTTTGATGGATACGTTACACCATTCGAAACAGGTGTTGATAAATCATTATTGGTTTCTGGATATACAACATCATTGGTTTATAATGGAACGACTATAATTAGAGTTCAGTCCACGAGTATACAGTGTACAAATTATATAGATTTGCCAGTATCCGGTATAACTACCACAACCACGACAACAACATCAACCACGACAACAACGACAATTCCTCCACCGACATGTGTATGTTATACAGTTTATTATACTGGTCCCCCACCATTTCCTGCGCCGACTGTTCAGTCTACATCTTTCTCATATATTGATTGTTCAGGTGCTACAGTGAATTCTAGTGTAGGAGATGATGGATTTATACCATCCTCTCGTGATATTTGTACTCAAAGTGAATCTAGTATTACGATAACCGGTGGTGACAATCTAGCTAGCTGGGACGAGTCACTGTTTAATTGCTGTACTAGTAATCCAATGGATCTTAGTTATGGCTCGAGTCTTTTCGAAGTTTGTAACTCTCCAACTCTTGTGTCTGTTTGTGCTGATACAAATGATATATGTACCGCAACAACATTAACAAATTCTGATTTTAGCATGAATTGTTCTACCACTCCTGCACCTTCAGGATATTATGGGGATGGAACAAACCAAAGATATTGGAACGGGGGAGCATTTACTACTTTATGTAGTGTTTGTAGTGGATGTTTAGTTGCTGACACATTAATAACGATATCTGATGGGACAACTAAATTGATACAGGATGTACAAGTTGGTGATGTATTGAAATCCATTGATGTTGCAGGAATGCCTCTGACACCTGACCAATGGTACCATTGGAGCAGTGATACATTAGATTATGTGGATTCCATATCAACTGTGATTGGCGTATCAGTGCATGAATTTGATTCCGTGATAAACATTAATGACGGTAAATTAATTGCAACCTACACACATAACCATGTGGTTAAACAAGATGACGTGTGGTACATTAGAACAACATTCGAATTAAATGTTGGCGATGTGTTATTAGATATAGATAATAACGAATTTGAAATTACATCATTGGTTGTTATGAATGCACCAATAACTGTATATGATATTGATGTGAATAACAGTAATTTATATTTTGCAAATAATACATTAACACATAATAAGTAATAAATTACGCAATGGAATTTATCGCTACCGTAGGTGTATAATTATAAAAATTTGAATATGATAAGCAAAAAAATAACCTTCGTTTGTGCGCAACCGGATGTTCCTTATTTTCATTGGCAAGTGGAGGTATTGATTCATAATTTCATGAAAATAGGAATAAATCCTAATTGGATAGAAATTCTATTTGCCTATGACGAGTCAATATCACCGGAGGGATCTGAGTTGGCTAAAAAATATCCATTTGTTAGGTTCTTTTTTTATAAGAAAACCCCTGTGGAAAACTATGGTTATATCCCAATCCTAAGACCAGATATATTGGAACAGCACTTTCTAAGATATCCGAATCTCTCTGATGATATAATATTCTATCATGATTCAGATATTATATTTAGGGAGCTTCCTGACTTCAACTCATTGATTAATGATGACGTCTGGTATTTTAGCGACACAGTTTCCTATATAGGTTCAGATTACATCAAAAGCAAATCCGAAAAAATTCTTAATGATATGTGCAATATAGCTGGTATCTCAAGAGACCTGGTTGAGATTAACAACCCAAATTCTGGAGGTGCACAATATCTTATGAAAAATATAGATCATCTATTCTGGAGAGACGTTAAATCTGTTTCGCTTGATCTGTATAAATATATGCTAGATGCTGAAACCGAGGAGAGAAAAACTCTATCAGATGATCAGTTATCTAGATACAATCCGATACAGAAATGGTGCGCAGATATGTGGGCGGTATTATGGTGTGGTCTTAAAAGAGGCATCCAAGTTAGACTATCCGATGAGCTTGGATTTAGTTGGGGATCTAGCTGGGGACACACTGAATGGAATAAACATAAAATACTACATAATGCCGGTGTTACCGGAAATGAAGGAGGAAAGCTATTTTACAAAGGTGATTATATAAATAATTCACCATGGGAAGCGGATCTTTCGACAATAGACCCAAATTCAAATTCATATAATTACGTCCAGGCCATTCTATATGCCAAAGAAATGAGATCTAAGCTTCATTGATATATAGTATAATCAGATATTAGAAAATGGCAGACGTAATACTAGGTATAGAACAGGGAGACATCATTTATTACTACGATACAAGTATAGGTGATGTTGTGCAGAGAGATTGGAGTTTCCAAGGGGGAACGCCAACCGGAGCTACGTCCTATGGTCCTGCAGTAACTTATAATGGTGTTAATACAAATGGATATTCCACTACTTTAACTGTGACCGACGCAGCAACCGTTGTTGCTACCGCTACTAAGAATAATATAATAGTAGTAACCCCTGAAAATATATCTGCAGCAGTAACTGCATCGAATGATAATGTTCTTATGGACGAGACTATTTTCTATGGTTCATCGGCTACCGCAGGAAGTGGAATAACGGGATATGTTTGGAATATACCTGGCCTGGGTGCTACCTCGGGGGTATATTTAAGTAATGTAACATACACCAATTTGGATTGGTATAACATAACTGGAACCTATTCGGGATCGACGAACTCATCGTATCTAACTATTGCTTCCCTTGCAGTTACTAGTAATGTTGGAAACGTTGCACTTTCGACAAAGAACATGACTTTCCGTAAAATGGGACCTGCTGAGGGATTTTATTATAATGATTTATATGGAGCAACTGCTAGTGGGTTATATTACACTCCAACTGTTACTTCATATAGTTCTAATGACATTGGTCTTGGAGGGAATGGCTTAGTTGTAAGGATAGACCAGTCATCTAGTTTATATGGACCTGTTAATAATTTATATTCCCATGCAGATGGTGAGGTTGTTTATTTTTTACCAAATAGTCAGGATGCCTTAATAAGTCCAATTAGACTTAGAATGATTATAAACGCAGGTGCATATACCGTACTTGGGGCTAGTGTTATTACAAACAATCAATTCAATCCAGGAAACTATATATTGGCTGGAGGTATAGGTACAAATTTATATAATAATTTTTATCTGACTGATTATACTACGGCTCCCGGCGGAATGTCTTTATATAATTTAAAAAACTCAAGATCTTGGACAAATGGAGCTATTAATAAATTCCTAGAAAATAAATACTATCTTTCGGGATCGTCCAAATATTGCGATGGAATAGGTATGCTAGTAGCAAATACCGAGCTGTACACATTAGCATATTATGCCATAGATTGGACCGGTGGATACACAATATCCCCTGGTAATAGACCGGGTATAGCTATACCTTCATCCAGATTATTTTTTACTAAATTTGGTGTTACAATGTCAGTTTCTGTTACCGTTACTGTTTATATGGAGGGAAGTGATTCTATACTGGGACAATATGATGTTATAATAAGTTCAGGTGGAGCATCTGGAACTGGTAATACCCCCGATAATCTTTTAATAACCTCACAGAAGACTGCATATGGATCACAGTTTGGATTTGCTGAAATATTGTTAAATGCTACATTATTAACATCATTTGCTAATAATATAGCGTTCGAATCATCAAGATTTTATTGTCCATTTGAGAATATAACAGATAGCACCATTTTCGAGGGAATCGCAGTTCATATAATTGATCCATTGCATTCGACAAGTGGACTTTATATAGGTAGGGTTGTAATAAATTGGAGTGATAATTATATATCTGCCATAAATGGACTAGGATTAACACCAGGTCCACTAACATACCCATTTACAAGCGAGACTGGTAGTTCATTTACTGGCATGAGACTAAAGATTGGCTACATCAATAATTCGGTAGACCATAATAATTATAAAAAGGGATGGGAAATAGGCGGATCGATAGCATAATTAAAAAATAATATAAATGGCAAGTTACGGAATTAGCATAAATCAAATAGATACAGACAGCGATTTTTTCGTATGGGCTTCTGGACAGGATCTAAGAAGATTCAATGGTTCATCTTGGGAATATTACAATTATCAGAATTCAGCAGTTCCTAGCGGATCCCCATATTTTCTAGATACAAGATCGATATCGATAGATCCCTATGATAAAATATGGACGGGTGTTGCTGAAGGTCCTATTACAGGATTGAACGAGGTTGCTGTGTTCTATATAAATTCCGATAATACTGAGATGGGTGAAAGCTGGAATTTCTCCGATCTAGGTGTTTTTAATGAGCCACAGGAAATATCAACCATATGTGCTTGTAGATATGGTGATTATGTACATGCTTTTTCAACCCCACTTAACGGTATAGGTGGTACAGGAGCTACTGGCTACACCGAAATTAATGGTGTTACCGGAGGTAGACTCTTCTGTTATCAGACTAGGATTGATAATTGGTTTGAGGTTGTACCTGGATACACTTGGCCTCATGTATATGATGTAAAATCTAAGGGCATTGACGGTAAGGATTATTTTTATTATATCGCTACGGCAGAGGGATTATTTGCTGTTCCGCAGGGTGAATTGGAAGCAACTGAATTAGCTGGTGGTGAGCTTATAATAGAACAGGCTAGGGTGTATAACACAAAAACCAGCGGCATTATATCGGATTATGTATATTCACTGGATAGGGATGAGAATGATAATATCTGGATTGGTACATCTTTGGGACTATCTTTCTTTGATGGCGATCAATTTTGGAATTATCCAACCTCTGGACCGGTTACTAGAGTTATATCAAGACCTAATGGACACGTATTCTATTCTCTGGGTGACGGAGAACTTGGACAGGGAAGCGGACTATGGCATTTTAATGGAACTTCACATAATCAATTCGATACTTCAAATTCAAATCTACCTAATGATAATGTACTTGATATTAAATTGGTTGGTAAAAATGTAACACAAGAGGATCTAACAGTATATGATAACTCATTATGGGTTTTATGTTTAAATGAGATTGTTTCGTTTAATTATGATATACCCCATGTATACGGATCATCCAAATATGAGGGTGCAACAGGATGGAATTTTACCTATTTTACTGCTACTGGTGGAACCGCACCTTTAGCAAAAGTGGACAAGTACACATGGGTTTATCCTGAATGGAGAATCTATGATGATTATTATACTTCACTGAAATTCCCGGGAATGGATCCCAGAAATCTATTTCTTACCACTAAACTGAGCGACATAGCCAATGGTAAAGCTGGTGAACAACAATATTGGGATAATTATCCAATACCGACTTATGACGATGAGATATTAACTGAATCGATATCTGAGCCATCTTGGGCTTCAGATATCACAATCACGCAGCTAGGTATAACTGCGGGAACTATCCAGATTACATCATCAACAACAATAAAATCATCCTCTGGTATAAAATATTATATTGGAGGTTATCTAAAGGGTAATGTTAGCGCTAATTTTGGATATTATAATAGCAGTGAATCCGCAATATTAACAAATCAGAATCCAACCATAGGTGGATCAGTGGATGCACTAATTGATGGTAGCTCATCCTTGGATGAAGGTGAAATGGGATTCATTGTATCATATAATGAAACCGGAAATGTTGATTCAATATTGCCTTTTAGAGGATATACAACTAGAATACAGGATATCAAGGCATCTGAGGATGGTGATTATATAGTTGCTTCTGGTATATTTAATAGATTTATTGAGAATGGACCTTATGTCTGGGATTCACTTGAATCCGAAAATTCACTTAGAGGAGGTCCTGCTGGATCACCTGCTGGTGTAACTAACATCAACGTTCCTGGAGTGACTTCTGGAGATTATCCATGGATATATGGAACAACTGGAACTTTCATTAGTTCAATATGGGCATATTCAACAAATTCAATATCCGGTAGATTTGCTGTATCTTTTGGTCCAGGCGGATCTAAATGGGAGAATATAAATAAAATAAGCATTAATGATATTGACAATGGTTCGGTTACACAGAATATTGATGATATATTAACATCCAATACCATATTTTTGAGCAGATCAGTAAGTGTTAATGCTAGATATAGGGTTAATTCGATAACAGTTCTTCCCAGTGGATTCGGTCTCGAATTTAATGTAAGTTATGATTATAATTACCCTGGAACAACTGGACTTTTCTTATATGGTATATCCACACTATTTAATATAGAGGCATATGAATATACTGAGACTTCTTATCCATTGGTACAAAATGTTAACAGTAGAGCACAATACTGGAATACCAACGATGTTTCTGCAAATTCTATATTTGTTGCTAAGATAGGTAGGGATCTAGGTAACACATCAACTTTTACGGATCTTGGTACAAATAGTAATTTTTCATATGACGTAAGAAGTTCATTTAGAGGATTAGAATTTAGAAATTTCCCTGCAAAGTATGAATCTGAAGTAAGCACTGGTGATGTTAAAAATTCAAACATATCACTGAGCAGATATTCGATAAATCTTGGTCTTGAATCGGGAATATATTTTACACCAAATTCATCAACTGGTGATCTATTGACACTTAAGAATACGTGGCAGAGAACAAACGATTACCCAGAAACCTCCGATACAATATTGGGAAGCACCCAACCTATATCAACATTTTGGCAAAATGATAGTGTACTATCGTATGTTAGATTATCTGTTGATGATTTGTCACTGCTATCAACAACAACTTCAAATAGCATATATCCTGGAGTTGGATCTATTACAGCAAATAGAAAAATATCAGATATAAAATCTCTCCCTGATAACAATACTGTTTTAATAACAGGTAACTCAGACCAGAATTTTAATTTTGGCGGAATTGGACTTACTGGAATAAATTCTGTATATACACCATATTATATAATATTGAATAGCGACGGTACCGGGGTAACTGGTGGATTTATAGGTGGAGCTACTGGTTATAGACAATATCCTAAAGCATCAAATGATGAATCAACATACTACGTAACAACCAATTTTGGAGCATCCGGAAGCTATTTTGGTAATGACTATGTAGCAGGCACTACTGGTAATTATTTTTTAACCGCTAGAATAACTGAGCAAGGAGTTCCTATTTCAACGGATGTAATTTATAGTGGATTTGAATCTAACTCCATACAACTACTAGATTCGGAGAATCTCTCTAATGATCAGTATTTTATAGCTTATTCCGAACTCTCTTTTGCATCCGACGATAATATATTTATGATAAAGAGCAATGGAAAAAATAAGATTCTTGATAGTGTTTCCATGGATGCTGATTATAAAAATAATTTAATACCAGTTAACCAAAAAAGTGATAGTATATCATTTTCCGTAGATCAATCTGATAATATATTTCTTACCGGATTTAATTATGGAGCAACAGGAGCTAGCGGATATTATAATATAGGATCGACATCGGGGGTTTCTTTATTATCACCACAGTATAATCCTAGTTTAGGTATAAACCTTGGTAATATTATATCGAGAGCTGGGTCGGGATCTTGGACGTGGTGTGATGTACATTCAACAGATAAAGGAATGCAAATACCTTTATTATCCACGGTGGTATTTAGTAACTATGCATCCAATATTTACGGGAAACAAAATAATAATTGGATACTCAGTGATGCGATAACCGGTAGTGAATTACTTAATGTTAAAGCAACCCCATATTTTATATACACATTTAGTGAAGTTGGTAAATATACCATATACAATAGCGTAGAGGATTCAGCAGGCAATGTTTATTTTGTAACCAAACCTGGATATATTGAAATTATAGATCATAAGGCGAAAAGACCTGATGATAATAATCCGGATATAGTTGATTCTTTCGACTATGGCGAACCTGAACCTTTTGCTGGAAGAGACTACGAGGCTGCTAAATTAGCCAAGGATATGGCAAAACAACAGCAAGAAATTTTTGATACCAATAATTCTAATCAGAGTTTCGGTACAGGTATTATTATAGAGAATAATCCGGATGCAACATTTAGAAATGAATAACACATGGTGTTATTCATTTCTTTTTTTTATTAACTATTGTTTTCGTCCCATTCATCGAATGTTTCCTCTATAACTTTCACTATAGGATCTCTAACAATATCATTTACACCAAAGCTCATTGTACCGATGTCCGGTTTTCCGTCAAATAATTTAACAACAAGATCAAGTGAAGAAAGCTTGGGATTTTTCATATCAATTTGTTTAGTGTCCCCCGTAATGATCATTTTAGTATCCGTACCGATACGAGTCATCGTGGACCTCATATTCTTCTTAGTTATGTTTTGTGCTTCGTCTACGATGATTATAGCATTGTCTATCGATCTTCCTCTAATAAAAGCAAGAGGTAGAACTTCTATTAGTTTTTGGTCTAGCATGATGTTAGTTAGACCCTCTCCGATTAACTTATGAAAGTTATCCAGAAATGATATTGTAAATGGTAACATTTTCTCCTTCAAATCTCCTTTAAGAAATCCAACTTCTTCACCCTCTAATACGGTTACACTTTTTACTAAAATAATTTTTTTAAATCTCTGTTCTGTCTTTAATAATTTCAATGCTTGCGCACATGCTAAATAAGTCTTTCCCGTCCCTGCTGGTCCAGCTGCTATGGTTATTTTATTGTCGCCTATCAGACTTATTAGTTTTTTCTGACTCTCATTTTTATGCTTGTAATCCAATCTTAGTTTTTGTAGATCAAATTTTAACGGATTTGCAACTGGTGTTACCGGAAATGCATCGTAAAATTCGTCATCTGAAATTCTCTTCTTTCTGTTAGACATAGAGTTTATTTTATTTTATTTTTATTTTCCATAAATTAATAAATATCATAATAATGTCTCCTATTGGCAGCTAAAGGCTGGAAATAGAAGTCATTACCGGGGTATCTATAAATTTTAATGGATTTTGCTTTAATTGGGTGGAATAATTTATGGATTTTGCGCTTAAAGATATATCTTTAAAATCCTTTTTATTGAGTTTAATTTTTTGTCCTCCCATATTTAAGTGTTGTCTGTGACAATGATATATATTCAGTTCAAAAACAAATAAAAAAAGAAAATGGCAACTGTAAACATCAACGAAATTTTAGGCTCTGATTCAATATCAGGCTCAAGAATAACTATAAATTCCAATTTTTTAACATTACAAAACTGGATAAATGGTTATGTTAATGTGTTTGGTATCGACACTATAAACGGGATACTAGATCTTTCAGCAGCATCTACTGGAAGGGTACAAGCTAAAATTGGTAGATTTGATACTATATCATTACCAGCTTTAGGAACTGCAACTGCATCGATTAACAGCGCAGGACAATCATCATTTGCTAGTGTGACTACAACAACATTCACTGCATCTGGATCGGTAGTGGCAGCATCAAATATCACATTCGGAAGTTTATCAACTTTTGTTTCTAATGGAACATCGGAATTTAATGGTAGATTAACTGCAAATTCTGCAGTCTATCTAGGAACTCAGGGCCATGTGATAAGTCAGAACACTACATACGCTAGTGGTGCTACTGCTGGAACCGCATTTCCTGCTAATACAGCTGGTGGTGGAGGTAGAACATCTACTGTAAATTCACCATATGCTATAACTGGTCTGGAAGATGTTATTTATGCCCAGTGTGGACCAACCGGATTTTATATTAAAGTGGTTGACGGTGTTTCACCAGTAGGTGGTACTTTACCTTCATTACCTCAAGGTTCAAGAGTAACGATAGTTAATACAACATCAGCTACCGGATATATTCATACTGGAGTAACTGGATCACCACAATATTATACAGGATTTAATACTGCTGCATTATACGGAGGATATCCTTCAGGAGGTATAGTAATGAATCAAAATTCAGCATATAGATCCTCGGTGACTCTTCAGTGGGAACCTAGAGTTGGACAGGGACAATCAACGCAAAATGGATCTTGGATAGTTATAAGTGGCACTAACATTACGCTATAATTAAATAAAATAAAATAGAACAATGGCAAAAACCCCATTTATAAGACCCCTACAAATACAGGGTGGTACTTTCTATACTTTTTCATCATCTGCTGAGGATTTATCTTTTACATTTAATAATTCGGTTAATAAATTTAGATTCTCTAAATTTGCCCTATTAAATATACCTGATATAGACAATAGTTCAAGCTCTGAAACTAACTACATAAGACTTAATGGTCCTGATGGTGCATTTTTGGATTGGGCGAATAATACCCAGCAAATCATAACGGGTAATGCTAATATAGATTTTTCTCAAAGTTTCCAGAGTTATTGTTTAAATCTGGAGTCAACTATAACAGGCACTGATGAGTATAACTCGGATCTTAAACAGAATATATCCGAGAGAATTTTCTTTAAGTGGCTTAGAGAAATAGGAGCTATTAGATTTAGACCATCTACATCCTCCGAAGTTTCTGCTTCATTGGATCAGAATTCTGTTGTTACTGTTAACGATCTACCAGTAACCCAAAAAAGATACACCGAGGGTAATGCAGCTCCTGGAACAACCGGAGCATATGGTATGACTGGTGCTGCTTATAATAGAGTTGTTCAATACATCGGCAATCTGGATATAGTAAATTCAGTAAAGAATTCAACAAATACTTATTCCGAAGTTTATGTATATGTTCCCACTAAAGATGGTAATACGCCATATGTTTTATTTAAAAACTTAGTAGATCAGAATTATTATCCGGATTATCAATGGTCTAATGACCCAGCTAATCCTCTTAATGATGAATATTTATTTGGAAGAAACTATGATGAAACCAATCCGAGTGGACTGACAAATTTAGCAATTTTTGATGATGATGTCTTAGGATCACCTTCAGCTAGCTATGTAGACACCGGATTATCACCATCAAGCGTTGCAGGTAATTGGTATTCTCCTAGAGATACTGCGAATACATATTTTACTGATTCATCCTTTGTTGATCCTTCCAATTATATTTTAACTAAGAGTGATAATTCTCAGTCACTTACATATGTTAGAAGTAAACTTGATTCCATAGGTATAGATTTCGACCCAAATTCATATCAGGAAATATTAACAAACCCAAATATAAGTACATTAGAGGAATTTAATTCAACATCCGATGCTGCTGATTTTGAGTTTAATGCTGTTTTGCTATATTATGATGTATATGATCCGGCTAACCTAGCTGATTCTGCTACTAATTTATATGGTGTTTTATTCCTTGATGATGTTAATAGTTCAAGTGGTGATATATTTATTCCTAGATTACAGAAATATAGACCAAACCCAGTTACCAAATTAAACGGTAACTCTTACGGATTTAAAATAAACGTTAAATTCGATACCGACATAGATCAAACTGGAGTGGAGCAGGCAATAAATGACTATTCGCCATTCTCACTATCTATGTTTATGGATGCCATGAATGTATTACAAGATGCAAGTTCAACACTGAATAACTCATCCGCTCAGTTTATAGATTTAAGTAATAGAGTTACTAACTTGGAAAATATAACATTGTCCTCGCAAACTTCTATAGATTTAGGTCTGAAGATAGCCAATTTAGAGCAATCTTTTGCTGCCAATCAGGCTCTTTTTAATAATACCCAATCGATAATGGGACTAATCAATCAAAACTATGACTTGGTTAGATCCATTATAAATAATAATACAAGTGTTGAAATTTCATATAATCTTGATTTATTAAAACAAGGTAATGGTATACTTCTGGATAGAAGTGTTCCGAATGAAGTTACAGTAAAAAATTCAAATCAGACTTTTAATGTTGGTGATAACCTAGGTAAGGGTACATTAACACAAAGCGGTCTTAATGAATTAGTTTTAATTGATTTTTCAAATTACTTTAAGCACGTAAATAACGGTAATCCGTTAACATTAACCGGCGATTTAACTATAAGGTTAAAAGATTCCTTAATAAACTGGAAAACTGGACAAAGATATAGGATATCATTTGGCGACGAGGTTTACCCTGGTGTATTTAATATAAATATATTAACTAACTCACTAGGAAAATATCCTCTAGCAAATCCAACCAATGTTGAATATTCAACAAATATAATTACTCTCGATGATGCAATATTTGCATCACAGGATTATTTACCAGTTTTTGATATAGTTTGTATCGACGAGAAAACATTAAAATTCCAAGTTGATTTAGTTGGTAAAAGCTTAACTAACAACGTATAAATAATAACTTAAAGAAATGGCAGGAACACAAAATAGTATAAGTTCTTTATTAGCTCAGTTTCTGAGACTACAAAAAAATTCATTAGAGATCTTAAATGGTCTTAATGAGGCAGCAGTTTCAACAAACGATACTGTAAGCATAGAGGTACTTGACGAGGCTGGATTACCAAAGAATGCTAATATACCATCATATGGTTATTTAAGAGGTGAGATACAGAGAATAGACAATAATATAAAATCACTTGCCGGTATAGGCGAAAATTCAGCAACGGTAAGAAATCCTGATGGAACATATTCACAGGTATTTAAGGTTAATACTTTGAAAGAACCATCCAGACTGGTTAATCTTACTGTTCCTAGCACATTTGCTGTTAAGGATAATTGGTTTTTTGAGAGCTTTCTGAGTCCATTACTTTATATAAATATAAACGTAACTGGTCAAATATCAGATAATGCTGATAGAATAGTAGTAAAAAGAATAATTGCTAATACAACTACCGATGCTCAGAAGGAATATTTTGACCTGCAACTTAAAGGTAGGAATGATTTATCGTATGAATCGTTCATCCAGTTATTAGATGATAACGGGATCGGCTATTTCGTTGATGAGGATATCGTACAATTACCCTTAAGAACAATAAGATATATTGGTGATTTTGGGGTTCTTAGCTATTATGATGATACTATAACAACCAATGATCAATTTGGTAATCCTATACAGCAAATAAGAAGAAATTATAAGCTCGATAAGTTAAATTATACCGATACCATAACCAATGTTATAGACGGTAAAACGTTAAATGTTAAGGATAAGATTGCTACCCAGGATGGAAGTTTATATGAGATAACTTCAATCGATAATGATCAGGCATCAATACAAGCTAAGAGAGTATCTGGATATCAGCCAATCCAAATAGGTGCAAGATCACTATCCATATCATCCACCGATTTTGGTGCTAGATTGGTTCAGGTTAATGTAGGCTATAACGAAAGACAGGGAATTTTCTTTAAAACTATAGATGATAACTTTAATATAGTTAGTGCAACATGGTCAACCGGTGTTGTTTTTTGGAGTAGCGAATTACAAACTAAAAATTCCGATGGTGAAATAGTAACACTCGAGAATTATTATTTGAATGAGGTAGCTGATTTAGGTAAAGTTTTTCTTGGTGCTGCTAAAGAAAATAAAATAACTGCCATACAAGGATTAAAACCCGATGCACCACTAGTTACCACAGACAGCTTTAAAGTTGTACAGATAAATAGACAAGTAACGCAATCAACATCCATAAAGGTTGTTGATGATAAGCTTAATCTTAAAACTTCACTTAAAAGTGAAATTGACTCATTGGATGCCGCCATCAATGATGCTAGACTTGAATTAAATACTGGATTATCTAGATCAAGCTCAGCTTCGGGAAGGAATTTCATAACATCTGCTGACGATGCGGGTAATTTTGGTAGAGGAGAGGGCTCAGAATTATTAGGAGGTAGAAATACCAATATAGCTCCCAACGGTGTTAATGTACAGTCAATAAGAGCAAACCTTAATAGCTTAATTGACGAAAGAACAAAAAAGGTTCAATTATACGCTTCCCTTGTTGATGAAGTAAGCGTTCTTGTTAAGGACGTACCACAGATAGTAACACCACCGAAATATAGGGTGAGAGGATTTTGGCCTATTCCTGCTCCTAAGAGTGATCCTCAAACAGGTAATCAGCAGGTTATACAATTTTCAGTTAGATATAGATATCTTAGTGATTCCGGTGCTGCACAGCCATCGGATCAGATAGAATTTGTAGATAATGATGGACTAAGAAAAAATGCTGCATTCTCAAATTGGACTGAGTATAAGACGGAGATTAGAAAAAAAGTATATGATACGACTAAAGGTGTCTATGTTTGGGCTGATGAGATAACATCCGACTCTGATGTACAAAATATAAACCAATTAGATATAGCGATAACCAAAGGTGAAAGAGTGGAAATACAAATATCATCCATATCCGAAGCTGGATGGCCAGAAAATCCTCAGACTTCAGATTATTCGGAATCTGTCATAATAACATTCCCAGACGACCTTAGTGTTAATGGTATTTCCGATACACTGGTAACCAATAATGAGGATGCTGCTGTAGTTAAGGTTCAAAGAAATCTTGATGCACAAGGATTACCTAGTCACTTATCTCAACAGTTTACATCTGGTGACAAAACTTATTACCATGATGCGGTGGGAATTTCGAGTGGCTTTTATAATACTGCCGGCGGAATAATAAATCTTTTCGATAAACTTGTTGAATTACAAAATCAGGTTTCTCTATTATCAGCCCAAATTACTCAGGCTAAGGGAACATTGGAGGTTTATATAGTGGACTCATCAAACAATAAGATAAAGGTTTCTAGAGGATCAGTTGTTAAAATAACATCTGGATTCTTTAATGATATTTACAGTAACCCATTAACAACAGATGCTGGTAAAATAGCATCATTCACATATAGCATACAACTTTTTAATTCCAAAGCTTCCGCAGTGGAACTTGCATCGATTATACCCGGGGGTTTATCACAGAAGGCTCCTGCAACTATAGCACCTCAAACATATCCTACTGGATATGACGATAATCTTAGATATGGAGATTGTCCTATTTCTATAACATCACTAACTATAGCGGATTCTTCGATAGTCAATAATGCTTATTTCAGACAAGCCCCACCTTTTGCTTCGGCCAATTCCTACGCACAATACATTTATCCTAGATATAAATCAGTTGGTTATGATCAGCAGTTATATAACGGTGGATCACTGGGATCGTCATTCTCTACCAACTTTAGTGCTTCGTATGCTTATGATGGAGGTTTAAATACAACTAACTTCGGTATAGCTGCGACATATCCACAGAATGGAACATTAATGATACCATATTCACCAGCTCTTACACCAAGTACTGTTTCTGGTGCTACTGCATCCAATGTATGGAATGGTACATTCTCGGCTGTCACCGGGGGAACACCTAATGGTGGTGGTAATATATCAGAATTCTGTATATCTACTGCACATCCATATTTAATATCGATAGGAGCACAGTCTGCTTTCGATACATATGAAAATTTAGTTAAACCATATTCAACCACAAATAAGATATATCCTCCTTTTAGACACACTCAAACATTTTGGGGAGATACAAGTTTGGACTTCTACTGGGTTCAGCAGACATATAGAGAACCTATAACATTTGCAGCTGGAGCAACTGCTTCAAGAGACGATAGAATGTATCCTGATAAATTAGGATTTAATTCTAATGATGAATTTCTAATAGGTAAATATTCATGTGGTGCATATTTATATCTTGGCCCAACAAATTCATCATCTCTACAAGTAGAGGGTACAACCTCAATTTCGGTTAAACCTCTATTGAATGGTGATTCTAATGCAATAAATGTCCCTTTGATTTTCCAATTCAGACCCGTTGATAAAGCAGGCTATATTGGTGGATGGAGAAAATCCGGTAATCTTTCCAATATAACATACACCAAAAAAATAGGCGTTGATATACAAGTTAAGAATGAGGATCAATTTTCATTTGATGTACAAATCACTGGATCTTATAAAAATGACACACTGGTTGCTCCAAACTTTGATAGCGGTTTAACCTCAGTATAATAATAAATTATAAATAGAATATGGCAGAGGCTAAACTTTTTGACTACAATTCTTCGTTTTCTGTTGTAAGAACAAATCCCAAATTAACCGGTAATTTACGAATAACGGTTGGATCAGGTGGTTCTGTTTCTTTCAACTCGATGGATGCTAATAGAATATTAAGTAATGATAGATTTAAGAATTTCAATATAACTGGGGAAAATCCATTTGCTCTGGATGTATATAATTTTTTTGATAAGGGTCAACTAGCGAATGATATAATTTTTCAAACTGCCAGATTCACTAGAGGTGAATTCCAGGCAGTGAATCAATTCGAGGAGCAATATGACTTCTTTTATGGTTCTGGTGCTTCTGCTTTAGCTGACAAGAATTATAATGAATCATACAGTTACTTTGCTCCATTATGGATAAACAGAGAGATTCCGGACTATTTTGTTATATTTAAGGTGCCTGGTCCTTTGAGTTATTCATATTCGGATAACCAAACCTCGATATTGGAAGGTGTTAGGTATAAGCTCGTACAAAATTATGATAGCGATACTTCTTTTAGGATATCATATGGTAACGATCCAGCAGGGAACCCAGTATATTATAACTCCGGTGAAATTTTTAGCGGATCCAGCTTATATACAAATTATAGTGTGATAGAGGGTAGTGGTATTGTTGTTATATTTGACGAGCTTGCAAATATAGATCTCGTAAATGATGTTGAGACCCTGTTTACCGATAAGATATTACCAAATGCTACCGCAATAAAAACATTCGACCTTACTGAGAATAGCAAGATTGGTAAATATATCAGATCAATATTTAATGATAAGAGATTTAGATCATCTCCTATTGATATTGCGTGGGGTCCTAGTTCATATACATACTTCAATGGTGTTTCGTTAAAAGATGGTATCTACTCAAGAAAGGGGGAGATATTATCTGATTACTTTACTAGTGACGATTCAGACTCGATGATAGATTTCGAATCATATATAACTTCTGGATTTTCAAGGAATGGCATTATAATGCCCAATCTATTGAATCTTGAATTTCTATTTGATGATGACGATTCCGATTTATATACAATAAATAGATACATGGGTTTCTATGTTTCAAGAAACGATTTAGCTTCCCTTAGATTGAATGGTGATTTCTTCTATGAGAATAGAAATATTGCAGGAAACAATAATACACCAAAGCCAAGCAGAAATAGCTTTGGCTATTATTATGATAGCACGACTTATCCGATAACATCTGATTCTGGAATAATGCTATTCTATGAAAATGGTAGTGGATTTTTACCAGGATCTAATGATACAAATATATCTGATAGTAATAAATTATATTATATTACGGACAAAAATAATAATTTCTATAGTTTAAGTAGATCTGAAGTATATGACGTATCAACTGGTCCTAAATATGGTCCATATAGTTACACAACGGGATTATTTTCAGCAACTGGATCAACCGGAGCAACATCAGGTAATATAGTAATACAAAATAAAAAAACAGATCTACATAATTTTACTGGAACCAGTGATAAAATAGCAAGCATACCTGCAAAGAATGCCACTTCTCCTGGTAGAGCATATTGTGAAATAGAATTCCTTAAAAAACTGGATCTAGTAAATCCAATATATTTTAAATTGTATTGGCCGAATGGATCTCTATATGATGGATCTGAAAGATATGACCTGATAGAGTCAGCAGATTTATCTGCAATTATACCTTGGGTTGACGGATCTTTCTATAGCTCCGGTAATACTCATTATTTTAATCCCTATGGTGAGGATTTAGCAAAAATTGCATCGTCATTTTCCAATATAATAAAAAATATAGACCAAGTTACAGTCGAAAGTGGAGTAAATATTAATTCATCAATTGTACGTCTTAGAGATACTGGAACTTTTGGTAATGATACGTATTCATTTAGTATTTTTAGTGACTATAATGATTTTGAAACAAGATATCAGGGAACGTGGGATAATACCAGTTCATACTCTCCGAATGATATAGTCATGTACAATAGATCATATTATACAACCTCTGTAATTATAAATGCTCCTTCACCCGGATCTTTTAATGCTGACCCTATATCTGCTAACTGGAATACTTATAATACATTTACCTATCCAGGATATGTTAAAATTAATGGTATGGATGCATATGATATCTCAGGAACTGTTAATTTTACGGGAGGTACTAGATATGGCAATAATAGATTAATCTTTGGATCTTCCTATGAAGGATTTGTTAGTGTCGGGGATTTTGTAGTAACTAAGACAGGTAAGAGTAAGATTTCTGAGATATCTAAATATACTGATGACCCTGTGAGAGACCCGCAAACCAATATAGTTACTGGTTTTGACAACTTCACATATACCAGGGTAGCTATATTGGAGGACGAATTTGCGGAGGTGGATCTTGGTTCTTCTAATTCATTCAACTCATATAAATCGGTTGATTTAAACATTGGTGTATTTAGCTTCTTTGATATAAAGGAATTTGATTTTGATTTTTTCAGTTCTAACTATTCATATACACCAACCGCAGAAACTTATAAATATTATCAAATACCCCCTGGAGTAACGGGATCGATAGATAATGGTATACCTTATCTGGTAAAGAAAGGTCAAATATTATATAATGGTGTACAATATGATCAAGGGTCAATATTTTATGGAACCAGCGGAACCACATTTTTTGATACTGCCAATCCGGACCAACTGGACCTTATAGTATTCCCTGCACAATATTCTAATGTTACCTATAATTCTTCCACTACTAATTATGGATCAAACATCGGCTATAATGTCGATTTAGATGCGTTTAATGGATTTATTGGTATCCAATCATTAACACCATCGACACTGAGCTCAAATGCTTCTAAACTTGAAGTATTTAATAGAGGAAAGCTTGACAACGAGTATGATTATTTGGAGGAAAATTATACAACATCGAGAGCTAATATTTCACGAATAGTTCCTTATATAAATAAATGGGCATATACATCTGGAACAGATGCGAGAGGAAATCTTTATAGACTAAATTCAACTCCAGCTTTTTCACCAACCAATTTTTCACCAAGTTTAGATAGAAATGAATCTGATTCCAGATATCTTACCCATGAATTCTTAATACTGGAGAAACCACCTAGAGATTTCCCTATTGAGGAGATGCAAAATCAGAACAGCTATTTACCAGGTAAGATAGATCTTGACAGGGCAAGAAGTTCAGATCCATCCGATAGCTTGTATCTGTCCTCCGCTTTTACCGTTGAACCTCTGGATTATTCTCCTGAATACAGAGATGTTGATTCATACACTAAGGAATTATTTACACCATTTAATTTTAATGAGTCCAGTGGATATTATGAGACCTTATTCAGAGGAATAAAAGTAGTTCTAAAGAAGAGATCAAATCTATCCAATGCAGATTCTGATTCATTGGATAAATATATTAGGTTATATCGAGGCTATGAAGATTATAAATTTTCAGCCATTCTTAGAGTTGTTGATGAAAATTCAACATCAATACAATCTCCGGTATCATATGAGATAATAGAGAATGAGCAACAAAAATTTGTTCTCCTGATATGTTACGTTCTTGTTAATGACTATAAGTCACAAGCACTAGGTTATAGTGGAGCTACTGGAGGTGATCCTATATTGGACTATACCCTTCTATATTCTCTTAGTAATAAAGAAAAACTAAACAGCCCTCTAATCAACAACCAGCCCTTCTATAAGATTAGCGATATTAAATTAAGCTCTTCCTTGGATCTATCACTATCTTCTGGTAGTGTGGTAAATACTACCACTTCGCCGGGTATAATTAATTCAATACCAAATCCTGATTATGATACTGATCTTAGAGAGGAGATAAACACTATATTTTCACCAAATACACCAGGAGCAACAGCTGGACCAAGCCCCGTTGGAGCCGGAAGTTTCTACGTAAACTCCATATCTACCACATATCCTTGGCCAACTGGAGTTGGACCTACATATATAGAATTTGGTAGGGTTGCAACAGGCGCCCCGGGATATACTTTTAATATACCATTTTCAGCATCCAATCCAGTTACTGTGCCGGTCGGGCCTTCATCTATTTACCGAAATCAACCGGTTTTTCAGATTGAGGGAGGTGAAAAATATTACGAATTTATATTAAAAAGGACATCCGCTGCTGACATACTATCAAGAATAAACGGAAGCTCATCCTACGTAAAATATAAAACTTATTATTGGGATCCAGTTTTACTTGTAACAAAGGAGTCTTTGAATTCATTTGAGTTATATATGGAGAAGCCATCCAGAATTTATAAAGCTAATGGCTCAAGAACAACCAAATTTTATGGAGGACCACAGACAATAGGTGAATCAGTTCCGACTTCATACATAATGCAATTAAACCAGGATTTACCATCATCTCTATTAAGGTATTCCGGAGGATACTCCCCATTATTTAGAAAAGTTATGTATTTTGATTATGATAAGACCGATACCATAAGTGGCGATGCTACTATAGATTTATCATTTAGAAACTGTAATTTTGCACCAAATAAAAGATATTTCGGAATTCTTAGGAATCTTCCATTTACCAAGGTGGATAAGGGTAACAATATACTGAGTTTAAGTAAGGATCTGCCTGAGGGTGCTGTTTATCCATTAGTTGGTCAATCACCAATATGGAAAAAGAATTTTAATGTATTTTCTTCCAGTTGGGATCCTGGATATTATGATCAATTTAATAGCCCGACGACATACGACCCTGTTGCTGGAACAAGAAGCATGAAGGAAAATAAATCATTCTTTGCCTCCAAGATTATGAAAACACCAGGCAGTTTTGATTTTAAGAATTATATAGCATTAGAGATATCAAGAACAACAGGATCAACGAATATAAACGATATAAATAATGAAATACTTTCCTATACTAAGCCCATTCAAAATATATCACCGGCTGATTCGGGTAACGGCATAGGTAATGTTGGACCTTATCTATCTGGTGTAGATTATAATAAGCTTGATATATCAATATTTCCGGATGCTGAAATTATATGGCAATATCTACCATTAGTTAATAAGATAAGTGGTATAATTAGGTTGGATAGAATGCTGAGAAGGTATCTTCTTAATTCAGGGATAAAACAAACATTCATCGACAATATAATATCCGATTTTGGAGTGGGTAACCCAGATTCGATCGATGATGATGTTAACAACTATATAGATCTTAATGTTTCCACCCTGTTTCAAGGCAATGTATTCGATCTTTTTGTTAATAAGACATCACAATCAACTGGATCCCAGATATCAGAATATGATGTAAGAGGTGATATAGACCAATCCGAAAGATTTAAGCTTGGTTATTATCCGGAGATTGATTATAAATTAACTAGAAATACGGATTTAATTTATAATTTTGAGTATAATCTTGAGAAAAGCTATAACTATTCGCTCTTATTTAACCTAGGAATTATTAAAATTTAATTATGCCAAATATAAATATACAATCATTAGAATATTCTGACTCACAATCGGAAATGTTCGATAAAGTAAATCTCAATTTTGATGAGATCATCGAAATACATGGTGGATCTCAGGGTAGACCCGGACCTACTGGTGCTGATGGCGCTATTGGCGATAGAGGTAAGCCTGGACCTACTGGAAATTCTGGGGTAAGAGGTAATAGATGGTTTATAGATATTTCACAACCAGCTGGATCCGGTGATACCGTTATACAGGGAGACTATTGGGTTAATAGAGATTCTGGTATCATCAGTGTATTTACTTCATCCGGATGGGAGCCTACCGGATATAGTTTATCTGACGGTGATTCCATATTTAAAAATTCTGAATCCATATTTTCAACTGGTATTACCGGTTCTGCGATAGCTCTAAACCAGACGGTTCCCTCGGATTATCTAGTTATAATAGCAGATAAAACACCGGGATCTGGGGTTCTTAATCAAAATTTATCCAAATTTTTACTATCGACCGATACCACAGTAAATGATTCACCTATTCTGGAATTTTCAAAAACGGATATTGAGAATGGTGATATATCCGACTATTCTCAACATCCGATATTTAGATGGAATAATTTTACGCCAACAGACAATGGTATAGTATTAGAAATACCAGGAGGAGCATTTTTTATAGGAGCATCAGGAGGATCTGATATAAGATTTAATGAATTTATAATGAATTCACCGGGAAATATAGAATTTAATTATGGTACTACTTCAGGATCAGGAATATATTCAACGGGTGGATTTGAGATAAATGCTCCAAGTGGGCAATTTAGCATACTAAGTACAAACATAAGTATTACTGGAGGAACATCATCAATATCCGCACCTGTTCAATTAAATCCTAGTTTACCTGATGGAGTTTATAGTACTTATTTATATAGCGGTGGAACCGCTCCAGCTCTAAGAACTACCAGATCAGGTGACACCTTTTCTACATTATCCAATAATGTTTATAATATTAGTTTGGAGTCATCAAATGGTGGTCAGAGAGATTTCTTTATAGATACTAGAGGTAAAATTAGAACTAAGAAAACCGAGACAGGTATATCTTACACTAATACCACACCAGGTGCAACCAGCACTATAACATCACCATACACCGCAAATACCAATTGGTATATGATAACAAGAACTGGTACACCGATAGATTCATCTGTTCTTCAGGATGGTAATACCATGGTCATAAATCCCGTTGTACCAACGAGTGGATTCATAGGAATCGGTATCTATACAGGATCCGACTATTCGCTGGGTACTACCGGTGGTATTGATAGAGGTGAATCTATAGATATAAACATCCTTATTAGTCCTAATTCAGTGTCTTTTCCCAGTAATGGTATAACATTTATTGGAGCAGGAACTACCTCGGGTAACGTAACAAATAGGGTCACGCTTTCGGATATAGCATCATCATTGGATCTCACTATAGCGAGAGGTGTTACCGGGGATAATACAACGGTTTTTTATAGATCATATGGGATAAATGGAGGATCTGGAGGATCTTTTACTATTTGATATATAGTGTAATTACCATTTAATAATATGACAGAGTTACAATTACTTAGAATAGAAGAAGGGGATTCTCAGAATAATATAATCGATAAAATTAATTATAATTTTAGTGGTATAATTGATTTTGGTGGTGGACCTTACGGGAAAATGGGTAAACCTGGTCCCGATGGTAATAAAGGAGCTACCGGACCAATTGGATCCTATGGCGACATAGGACAAAGAGGTAGTATATGGAATATTGGACCAACCCAACCTCAAGGCAGCAATGTATTTACTTCCGATTATTGGATGAATACCGATGAATTTAATAACATATATGAATTTAATGGGAATTCATGGGCATTGAGCGGTATAAATGTAAGATCTAGAGACCTGTTCTATGTAGATGAACCAGTAACAACATCCTCGGGTAATAGCACAAAAAAAGGATATTACATATCATCATCCATACCTTTAAATTATACCACGGTAATCAGTGACGTTCAATTAGCGAGTGGTACGAGTGCAATCTCTCCAAATATCATATCAAATCCACAATATAGTAAATTTGTTATATCAACCGACGGATCAAATCCGAATAAAAATATATTGGAGTTTAGTAAGCACGAATATTCATCGGATTTAACATTTACCCAAAAGACACCTAGATTTTATTGGACTCAGGGTGCAACAGCAGTGGGAGCAAACTATGGACTTAGCTTTCTTAGTGGATATAGATTTGACATAAACACTTCCTCAGATCTATACATTTCCTCTACCTCGTCGGGGGTTAACCTGAATTCAACGGGTCTTAATATATCAACACCGAGTACTTTGCCATTCGGTATAAATGCAACATCAAGGATCACGTTTAATTTTTCGACAGGTTCGGCTATATTTTCAACCAGCAATATAACTTTTGCAGGAGGATTATTTTCGTTAAAAACCCCAATATATTCAGCAACACCGAATGGAACTGTTATACCGACAATGAGTCTAACCTCACTGTCGGCCAATACTGGAAATATTAGATATGTTTACAACTCGACGGGATCAAATGCAATAAATCTTTTGAGAAGCACTCAATCCGGCTCAATTATAAATTATATAGATGGATCCGGATTATTTTATTTTAATAAGAGGGTAAATTCGATACAGAATTCACAATCAGTAACTGCAACAACAACATCAGTAATTTCAGGTACCACAATAGATTGGGTTACTGCTCTTCCATCAATTTCGCTAACGGCAAATGGTAATTATGTGTGGGCAAATAATGGGATGGATCTTGTGGTAACAAAACCAACATCGACCGCAAATCAGAGAGGCCTATGTTTATGGACTCCCGCCACTGGTGGTGCACCTGGTGGAAATGGCGGATGGCTCAAATTATTGGATAATCGTGAAGCTATAAACTTTAGAGTACATAGTAATAACTCCGGTATTTCTAGCTCCGATAATTTTAGATTTATTGGATTAAACACTTCAAATGATCAATCACTAGCACCCAATAATGCAGCATTGCCCAATTATTCCTACGTCGATTTATCAGCAGTAAATGATGTTGGTGCATCGACCATAGATATAACGATAGTTAATATTCAAGGAACTGGATCAACTGCAGGTACGAGGAGATGGTTCAAAGTATATTATTCAGCATGGGGAGGTGGTTTAACAACAAACCGATGTGGTGTACTAACAACATATAACGCAACAGTCTAAATATGCACTTTAATAATAAATATATTTTCCAGGGTGATTCCAAAAGTGAAGCCTTAGCTAAGATCAATTATAACTTCGATCAGATAGTTTCATTTGGTGTAGGACCTAATGGTCATCAGGGTATCAAGGGAGCTACCGGTATATATGGGCCTGCTGGATTTAAAGGAGTTAGAGGTGTTGCTGGAAATAGAGCAACAAAATGGTATAGCCAATCGTCCCAACCCGTGGGAAGCCAAGAATATGATCTATGGATAAATTCAAATACCGCAGATGGTGTAGTTAATCAAAAGGGACCAACTGCTTCATGGATAGACACCGGATATAGACTTTTCAGCTCATCATATTTTAAATCGTATGAGTTTATAAAGGGACCAGCCGGAGTCACTGATAAATATGTGATAGGCTTAAATAATGTTGGTGCATCGGCAGCGTACACCAATCTAGTTATAAGTGATTCTGATATGCCAATATCTGATATAAATCCGAATAACTCCAAGGTTCTAATTTCTACGAACGATCAGACATCATCACCCATAATGGGATTTGCTAAATCTGGTTCTATATCGAATTTGACTCCTTCGTTTTATTGGAAAAATACCGGAGTTCTTGGAGATCTTGAGTTTAGATCCGGAGGCATATTTAGAATAACCTCATTACTTAGCACCTCAATAAATACTGCGGGTGCAAGATTAAGTATGTCTGGAAATAGAGTAAATTCAACCTCCCTAAATTATAGCTTATCTGGTGTAGGTGATTTTAACATATCATCGAATAATACGATTGGTGCTGGTACATTCTTTAATGTCAATTCCTCCAATTTAGTTTTTAATCAAATAGCTTATGATCATCTTGGCTCAATTGTAATATCTGCTGCAACTGGATCTTATCTATTAAATAATACACCAACCACGACATTCCCTGGAACCAATATTGAGCTGGAGGTAGGAAGTTTAAATAATTCAATATTCGAATTTACCGGAATAGGTGGAGGTAGTATTCTTTCAGCTAAGCCTAGAGGAACAGTTTCGAGCGGTAATTTTGCGCAAACGATATTCGGCTCAACCGGTGGAGCTACAGGGGGAACCGCTGGACCTTATTCATATAATGTAAAGAGGCTTCAACAAATATCGCAAAATACGATAGCTGAGACGAATGTTAAATTGTATAATTCTGTTGCAACCGCCAATCTAGGAAATGTTTTTGATTTAAGAAATCTTTCCTTCTGGGAATCTGATGTTGTGGTGGTTACTCCACTTTCGTATACTAGAACCGGTGGAGTGTATTTATATGTTCCCTCGAATTATACTCAAAATATGTATCCGGTGTATTCTTATAATAGATCAAGGACATTTAGAGTAATGTTGGATAATAGGGATACCGATCCGGGAGGCAGAAATATACTTGGCCTCATTATTGATTTTAACCAATTTGTTTCTAGCATAGGTACGGTGGTAAAAACATATGTTCCCTTTGCATCTACGTCATGCCAATATGTTGATCTTAATTGGATAGCATATGCTAATGCAAACAATGGTAATACAAGAATATTCTGGAAGACATGTGACGGTAGAGGAGGCCATTTAGATTTAACTAATTTATATTCAGTAGGAGAAACGCCTCCACCTTCTAGTGGACCTGTAGGTGGTACCGTTCCTACGAGTGGTGGTGGATCCGCACCTGTTGGTGGTGGAGGAGGTGGAGGATGTCCAACCCCTAATATGCCTATTATGATAAGCCCTGAATTAAGTATATTAGCTGGTGATCTTGAAATCGGAAATGAAATATATACTATACATGAAATTAGTAACGAATGGGGTTATTATAAAGTTTCATATATAGAAACTACGATACAGCCTATAGTTTCTGTAAATATAGGAGGAAAAATATTAACCGTTTCCGATACGCATAAATTTTTATTAAGCTCTGGTGATTATGTTTCTGTTAGTGAAATTGAGATAGGAAGCGAAATAAAAACAATGAACGGAACTTCAATACTTGAATCGGTATATGCTATTGGAAATGGGGAGGTACTAAAGATAGAGATCGAGGATGCACATACATATGTTATTGATAGTATCATATCACATAATAAAATAGTACAATCAATCTCGGCAGCTGAATAATAAAAAATAAAAATAAAACTATATGAAAAATTTAACATCTGATGAAAAAAATGAAATACTTGATCTATCCAGGGATTTCGTATCAATACACCATGAAATTGTTGTAGTTGAAAAAGAAATTAAAAGATTGGAGGAGCTATCTTCCGAACTAATATCAAGATTGAATGAATGTAGGGAAAGAGAATCAACATTTACCAATAACTTATCTGCAAAATACGGAGAAGGCTCATTAGACGCTGTTAATTTGGCATGGAAAAAAGAAGAATTAGTAAATGAAGTACTTTAATAAGGAGACGATTTCAAAAGTTGGTAATATAGTTACCAGCAGATTTTTTATGCTAGCTATGCTAGTTATATTGGTTCTATTGTTACTTAGACAATGTGGTGAGGCAGATAATGCTAAAGCTGAAGCACTGAGGGAGCATAATAATTATCTGGCATCTCTGGATAGTGTGAGAACAATTAAGAATGACATGGGTCATTTAATACAGGAGAAAGCAACATATGAATTAAAAGCATCGGAGCTTTCAGAGGAACAAAGAAATCTGATTGAGCAGTTAGGTCTTAAATCAAGCGGAAGGGGTAATACTCCAAACTCAGTAATTAATATGATAGCCGAGATTAGAGATAGTATTAACGTTCAATCAACAATCGTAAAGGACCCAAACGGGGATGAATCAATAACATTTGTACATAATCCACAAATGCCCGGAAATAATAAATTAAAAATTGATGGTAAGACACCATATGTTGTTGAAATACGTGTGGATCCAACAGATTCTACCAAGTACATAGCATCCGTTATACCAGGTCTTACTTCATTAATAATGGAGCAGAATATAGATATAACAACCGGAATCTATAGAGATCCAAAAACTAAAAGAATGATGACGAGAGTTAGCACAACATATCCAGGTCTTACTTTCAATGATATAAATTCATTCGACATAACAGATAGTCCAGATACTAGAAAAGCTTTAAAAGCTGCTAGAAAGGAATTTGGATTTGGTGCCCAATTGGGATACGGACTTTCTGGATCAAATTCGGGAATAACTCCTGGATTTTATATAGGTATCGGTTTACAATATTCACCTAAGTTTTTACAATTCGGAAAATAATATAAAAAATGGCATTTACAACTACATCTAAATTTGTTCAGATAACACCATATCTCCTGATGGAGTATATGTACGCTGATGAACCAACCCCGGAGACATATTTTGTTAATAACGGACCTGTTACTGTGGGGTACGACAAGTTGGTAAATGGTTACATGAATAATAACGTACAGATATTTAATAGCGAATCCGACTATTCAATAACACATAATACCACCGAGAATAGTGTGGTGAGAATAGGCGAGAGCTCATTTGTTACTCTAGATTCAAATCTAATTATACCCTTTAATGACTATAGCGACGATTTAACTAATACCATTGATCTACCTATAACATTTCCTTCGAATATACAGGTTATCTATGACACTGTTAGATATCACATTAGAGCGGGATATAATCTAAATAATATAGATGGTATCATAATGGGAATAGAATATCAGGATCAGAATCTTGAATTTGTTACCGTTTCACAGATTCTAATAAAAAAAGGGACTGAGCAGGATTATTATCTAAATCCAAGCCCAGTTACTATAGGTTCTAATATCTATGATAAGTATTTTGAAATAAAAATACCGAATTTAAAAGATATGGGGGATAAGTATTTAACTGCATCTAATGTTTTTAAACCTCAGACCCTTGCATCTTTAATAAGTTCCAGTGGCGAGGGATTTATATACGGCTCTCCTATCAGAATAAGTGCTTGGCAAGTTCAGAATACTGTTGATTTCAATGGATATCAGAGGTATAATTCTTCCCTGATATCTACTTTGTCACTAGAACAAGAGGATCCATTCTCTAACATAGGAGCAACCATAAAAGAATCAGATCAGGGGCAATTCTTTGAATATTATGCAACAGATAACGAAGGATTTATAGAGGACTTTATTCTCTTTCAGAATTCGATCGGTAATTCATATTATATAAGTCATGAAATAGAGGTTCTTGAACAAATTGGGGCTGCTTTTATACAGACTTCGCAGTTTCAATCAATACAAACTACCGCATACGATCTGCCTAATTATTATAGACCAATAGTTAGAAATGCTGGTGTTGCTGCTAGTTTTACACTAAGATATACTATGTCATTAGTTAATAATGTTAATCAAAATAGAACTATAAGAATATCAACATATACATCATCTAATCCTTCTCAATGGGGAACTAATATAACACCGATATCACTTAGCAACTTCCCGCAGGTTCAGAAGATTTATAATAGGATTTATTCACAGGCTGACATTAAGCTGGGTAACAATAATCAGGGAAAGATAAGAGAAATAGTTAAATATAGTAATGTTTTTATAGATCAAAATTATGTTACTGCAACTATAAATAATCTAATTTTCGTTGATAATACTTTGAGTAATATTGACGGAGCGGGAAATAGTACAGCGTATGGTACGGGAAAACTAACTATAGCAATATCACCTTTTGATAATTTCTATAAATTTAAGTTTATTAAAAGTGGTCCATCCGGAGATCCGGTTGCAATAGATCTTAGTAGCTCAGGTAAATTTAATTTATCCTTTGTTAATCCAAAGGGTAATAAAATACAGATACCGTCATTGGACGATAGGGGTGTAGCTAATCCATTATCTGGTGAATTAGCATTTAAAATAGACGAGTCAATATCTATGCAGATATTGCAAGTGACTGACAGGAGATTTTTTATTACTAACGGCACAACCATAAACCCAGCATCAGGATCAGTTTCCGGAAGTGAAACCATAAGGGTTGCTTCCGGGGTAAGTGATAACGTTCTTGAGAAGAGAATAGAGAGCGTAGTTGCTACAAGAAGAGCAGAGAACCAATCAATAGCAAGTGTGGGTAATAGTGTGAGCATTACTGGATCTACACTGGCTAGCACTGTTGGTAACACAAGCTCAGTTATGTATTGGGGATATTGGAAAAAAGACGGCGAGGAGGACTTTGTAACAGGTGCAACTGCTGCTCCTGCTCCTGTTATAACAACATCCGGAAGTGGAACTGGTATAATAGGTACATTGGCTCCTGCTATATCAATAGTTAAATCTATACCTCCTTTATCATTTACATCGGGACAAGCTTCACTTTTAACCTCTCCTGGAACGAATACATCTCAGTCATTGAAAGGTAATACTCTTATCTCCGCACTAAGCGCTGAAATGGCAGGATATAAAGCTATAGGTTGGGCTGATTCGACAATAATGCAATATTTCTTAAATCCGGGTAAACCTGGATATATTAAATATCCTAATCTAACCAAGTCTGATTTTGTTAAGGCTGCTAATGGTATACTTTCACCTGCTAGCATTTCTTCGATCTCTGTACAATAATAAAAATATAGACCAGAAATGATATTAAATTCAAAGCAGAACAGTTTTTATTTCGTGTTCCCAAAGGGATTCTTTCCGGAGAAGGTTATTAACAAGTATCTTCCCTATATAAAGAAACAACCGGTTCCTTATGACACTATACAAAACTATGTGAATAGTACAATACAATCAATAGGATTTCCTGGTATGTCAATCGATTCGGTTGAACAAGTTAGACCATTAGGTAAAAAAATAACATACAAGAGTTCAACCCCCGTACAGGAGCTATTTTCTAAGGATTTTAGTGTTCAGTTTAGGTTAGTTGATGGGTTTATTAATTATTTTATAATGATGGACACAATTCTGCATTTTTTAAATTTTGCCAATGAACAAATATTTATACAGAATTTACCAATAAGAATCATGGATAGCGAGGGAAATATAGTGGTATCCGTTACTTTTAAGGAAGTTACACTTACCTCATTTTCTGAGTTCGAATTAAACTATACATCAAATGCTGCACAAGATGCAAGCTTTAATGTTGGATTCAAAGCTAACTTTATAGATATAGTTTTCGAATCGAAATAAGATATATACATAAATAAAAACAAGATATGAAGACATTCACAGATCTAAAAAAGATTAACGAAATGAAATACGGTCAACCACTTTATAGTGAAAAGGACCACATGAAGAACTTATTAGTTGCAGCTTCTGGAAATGACCAGAGAGTTTTAAATGATATTGTTGATTGTTTAACAGAGGATCAGATGAAAAAGTGTTTCGATAAACTTTCTAAAGTTTATAATTATACTGGAAGTACTGGACAAAAGATCGCTCCTAGTATATAATTATATGAATTTAGTCGGAATAGACTTTTCTATAAACTCCCCCGCTTTCTGTTGCCTAGTTGATGGTAAATATACCTGGGGATCTATAACAAGATCGGACAGAAGCGAGGAATCACTCTCCAAGAACACCAAGAAACCATATCACATATTAAGTTGTGAGGATGATTTTGAGTTGATATTTTTGGATAAAAAAGATCTCCCTGAGAACTATTCAGTGAGGGAAAGAATTAAAATAACCTATTTCCTTGATATAGTTGATACCTTATGGAAATCAATAATATCTATAATGGGTGATAAGCCATTCCATGTTGCGATGGAGGGTTTAAGTTTTTCTTCTAATGGTAATTCGCTAATTGATATCTCAATGGCAACCGCACTATTAAGAGAAAGAATAATTAATGATATTGGCGTTGATAACTTTCATGTATTCTCACCAACATCGATTAAAAAATATGCGGTAAAGGGAAATGCTAAGAAGGATGAACTTTATCATGCGTTATGTAATTATATTGAAGATGAAACAAATTTATTTATCTTCTCTAGAATACTAGAAAGCAATAAGGAGGAATGGATAACTGGTAAAAAGGTTGTTAATAAACCAATCGACGATATTGTTGACGCAACTTGGATTAATTTGTATTTAAAGGAAGAATTAAAAGAATTTTATGGAATTAAAGGAAATATTAAAAACACATCTACAGGAAGCCTCTAGCATTCTAAATGACTTCATTAATAACGACGAGTATCTAAACTCCGTAACAGAGGCAGCCGAAACAATCATCACATCATTAAGTAACGGTAATAAAATAATTTCTGCAGGAAATGGCGGGTCTATGTGCGATGCTATGCATTTTGCAGAGGAGCTTAGTGGAAGATATCGTGATAACAGAGAAGCTTTAGCTGCTGTTTCTATATCTGACCCTAGCCACATAACTTGTGTTGGTAACGATTATGGATTTGACCAGATTTTTTCTAGATATCTTGATGCTATTGGAAACGATGGAGATGTATTTTTCGGAATAACGACTTCAGGAAATTCTGATAATATCACTCGTGCAATAGTTACTGCCAAAAGAAAAGGAATGAAGGTTGTTATACTCACCTCAGACCGTCCGGAAAGCGACGTAAGACTGCTTTTTAGCCACCTTATCGATAACACCATACTAACACCAGTAAATAAATATGCGGACCGTACGCAAGAACTACATATCAAAATAATACATTCCCTGATTGATATGATAGAGCGCCAATTGGGAATGAAATAAAATCAATAAAAAGAAACAAAAAGCAAACAAAAAAGTAAAATTTAAAATTAAAAGAAAAATTATGAGTAATTTAGACATTTTCAATTTGGACGCAGAGGCGTTCGTAACGAAAGCAAACGCAGTAGAATCAAAAGATTCAGAATTCTATAAACCATATCCTGAAAACGGTAAGGATGGTGTTTATAAATCTTTAATTAGGTTTGTACCTAATCCAGCAGATCCAGCAGTATCTAAGGTTCACAAATATTATGTGTATTTGAATGATCCAGTATCAGGAGACGGATTTTCAGCTGATTGTCCATCAACTGTTGGTAAGAAATCAATTCTTAAAGATATGTTCTGGAAGCTAAAGAATTCGCATTCTGCTGCAGATCAAGAATTAGCTAAGAGCTTCTCAAGAAAAGAGGATTTCTATTCGTTAGTTCAAATCGTTCAGGATAAGAATAAGCCTGAATTGGAGGGCAAGATCATGATATTCAAATTTGGTAAAAAATTGAATGATATGATCGAGGCACAACTTAAACCAGAATATGGAGATTCTTGTAATCCTTTCGATCTTTTCGAAGGTAGAGAATTCGCATTAAGTGTTAGAAAAGTTGGTGAATGGAACAACTATGATCTTTGCTCATTTGTAGGTGAAAAAAATGCAATTAAGATCGATGGAGTTTCTATGAAGAAATCTCAAGAAGATATGACAAAAATCCTTGATTATTTAAACGAGGGACCTAAAAATCTATCAAGTTTCGATTACAAGGACTGGGATGATGATATGACAGAGAAAGTTATGAGCGTTATACGCAATACCGTACCTGACCAAAGATTAGTTAATGAGATCGTTGGTAGTGTTGCTTCATCTCCTGCAAGAACTGCTCCAGCTCAATCGGCTCCAGCTCAATCGGCTCCAGTGAGAGAACAAGAGTCAACTTCTGGTGATTTATACGCTGAGGTTTCGCAGACAAAAGTTGCAGGACATGTAGAAAGAACTGAATCTTCTGCTCCTGCAAATAACAGTAGCTCTTCATTAGAAGATCTTTACGCAGACCTTTAATAAATTAAAACTAAAAGGGAACAACCTTCTTGGGTTGTTCCCTTCTTTTTATTATGCAACAAGGAAAAATAGAAGAATTAGTAAGATCAGTATTAGCAAAGGAATTTGCCGGTGATCCTAATAAACAAATAGTTTATAAGGGAGGTAACCGACTTAATTTCTCTTGCCCATATTGTGGCGATTCTCACGACTCTAAGAAAAAAAGAGGAAACTTCTATTTAGATACTCTCGGATATAAATGCTATAATGGAGGATGCGGTATATTCAAGGATGCAATTAGCTTCTTCAAGGATTTTTCAGTCCATAGCAAATTAAACGGTACGGAAAGGGAGGAAATAAGAAGTGTACTGGAGGAAGTTAGAGGAACTAGAAGAACAGTATATGGTAAGGTTGATATAAGCTATTTCTTTGATAATGATATTACTGACCTGTTAATTTCGAGGGAAACTTTTATGTCTAAACTAGGATTAGTTGAGGTATATGGATCCAATATACAAAGATATGTTACAAGGAGACATCAGAAGCTAGATAAAAAGTTTGCTTGGGATAGTAAATACGAGAGGCTTTTCCTCTTTAATTTAACACCAGACGATAAAATACTAGGCCTCCAAGTTAGAAATATGAATTCTATTAAGGGTTCAGCTAAATATCTTACTTATAAGCTAAGCGGAATATATGAGAAATTACTTAAGGTAAAAGATCAGGATTTCATAGATAGGGTAAGAGCCGTTGATCCTATATCACATGTTTTTGGGATAGGTAATTTAGATTTTTCTTCGGATATAACTGTATTTGAAGGCCCGATGGATTCATTCTTTTGGAACAATTCAGTTGGATTATGTTCTCTGGAAAATAAATTTCCGTTTGAGGTTGACAATGTCAGATATTGGTATGACTGGGATAAAGCTGGTATAGAAAGAACAATGGATCTATTAAGCAAGGGACACACAGTTTTTAACTGGGGTAAATTTCTGGAAGAGAATAATATAAACAAAAATAAAAAATGGGATCTTAATGATTTGGTTATACATTTAAGAACCACTGGCAAGAAAATTAAAAGACTTGATAACTATTTTACCAATGACATTTTAGATCTTGGATATTTTATAAATGGATAATTCTAATATACATATAGATCTCACAGATGATTGGGAAAAAGAGGTTACCCGAAGATCGTCTAGCAAGATAAAATTTCCTATAAAGGTAATAGAGTCTGATCTATATGGTGTGAATACTGAATTTTCTGAACCTAAAATATCGGATCCTAAAACTGAAGGTAAAAACGAAATATCAAAAAACGTAAGAGTTGTTGATTTATCGGGCAAGAAAAAACAAAAAACAAAAACAAATCTATTCTAATATGTCTACAGAGCAAAAAAGCGACTTTAATAAAATCTTCGAAACCGAGAGGAACGAATGGAGAGAAAAGATCCAGATAATAGCAATACAAATGAAGGATATACAGACCCTAGCTAAGGCTCAGGTTGATCTATTTAGTCAGAGACAGGTATTACTTGAATATAGTTATAAACTGGCATCCATTGTATCCAAGCTTAATTCTAAATACAGAACTGAAAAATCCAGAAAGATGAAGGATTATTCTGAAAGGAGTGATGTTAGATACGGATCTAATGAGAAAACAGTTCTGATCGAGGGAGATTTAAGCGAGATATCAGAAAAGATAGAATTAGTTGAAGGACATAGAAAATTCATAGACCAAACAATACAAACCACCGATCACATGCTATACGGGGTGAAAAGCAGAATATCACTGGAAGACTACTTAAGAGGGTCTACGGTGAAATAGAAATAACTAATTTATATGTTAAAATTTCAAGTTTCAGAAGACCAACAATGGATGATATTAATTGAATCCCTGGACGAGGTCGAGAAAAAACAATTAGATATATCACTAACTCAAAAGATCCATAACTTCTATTTCCATCCATTGGTTAAGAAAAAGATATGGGATGGTAACATATGCTTTATAGAGAAGAAAGGAAATATGTGGAAGGTTCCTATTGGATTATGGAGAGAGGTTCTTGAGATAGGTGAGAAGTATAAAATCGATATGCAAATAAAAGGCATAGAGGAGATTATTATAAGGGACATAACACTAGAGGATTTTACTACATGGGTGAATGAATTTTTTGAGGATGGTATAGGCGGAGATCCTGATAAGAAGCCTAGAGATTATCAAATAGAGACAGCTTGGAAAATTATAAGATATAGATACTCAATTTCGGAAGTAGCCACTTCATCGGGTAAGACATTAATATCATTTATGATATTTGCTTATCTTAAATCCAAGGGACTTATTAAAAAATATATGATGATAGTTCCCAATAATAATCTAGTTTTTCAGGGAAGCGATGATTTTGAGGATTACGGTATAGAAAAACTAGGTGTTAAAATACAACAAATCGGAGGTGGAAGTAAGCTTAGGGAAGGATGTGATGTCATTATGGGTACATTCCAATCATTAGTGAAGAAGGAGCCAGAATTTTTTGCTGATGTTGATGTTGTTTTTGTCGATGAAGCACACCATACGAACTCAATGTCCATCAAGAAAATAGTTGCAAATTGTATGCACTCTAAATGGAGATTTGGTCTAACTGGAACATTAACAAAGAAAGGAACAGCTGATTATATGACAATACAGCAGTTTCTGGGCCCATTGGTTGTCGAAATACCTCCTAGCTATCTTTTCGATAATAATTATGCGACCCCGGTTTCTATAAAAGTTGTTATTATGGATTGGCTTGATGATGAATATAAACAGAAACTTGCGGATATAAAGCTTAATAATTCCAATAAATTTTCGGATAAAAAAATTGAGGGAAATGAGTTTTATAATATAGAGAGGAAGCTAGTTATAGAGAGTAGAAAAAGACTTAATTATATAGTTGATTTTATCAGCAAGAGTTCCAAGAATTCACTGGTATTGTTCCAATCTGTTAAAGACGAATATGGTAAGCAGATATGGAATTTATTAAGAGAGAAAAACTCGGATAAGGAGGTTTTTTATGTCGAGGGTGGAACAAACGAAGCACTAAGAGAGGAATATAAAACTAGAATGAGCTCTGGTGAAAATAAAGTTCTTATAGCAACCTATGGAACATTCTCAACTGGTATTTCTATCAACAATCTGCATAATATATTTCTGGTTGAATCATATAAGAGTGAGGTTCTAATCAAACAAAGTTTGGGTAGGGGTATGCGTAAGATGGACGGGAAGGACAAAGTAAACATTATAGATTTTGTAGATGACTTTAGTACGAAGAATTATTTGAATTACTTAATGAAGCACAGTCTGGAAAGAATGGAGATATACAAGAAGGAATCTTTTGATTACAAAATATACAAAGTTAAACTTTAGTTTTCATTAGGATATATACAGAAAACATTTTAATTATGATAATGAAATCATTTTCTGAATTTACCAATAATAGCATATCGGAAGCTAGCTATGAAGGAAGTGCTGGTAAGACAACTTTTAGTAGATGGCTTAGAGATATGAACACGAGAGTTGCTGATGATATGAAAGATTCCAATTACTATTCTAGTTATTATGACTCCGATGACAAATATCAAGCAGCAAGAAGAGCAACTAATTTAATACCTAATGCATTTAGATTGATCACTGGAGCTGGAGCTGCTGTTGCAGATTTTTTAACACCTAAGGGATCAAGCAAGGAGGAGAAGAACTCAAATAAATTTACTAAGGACGAATTAAGAGCCAAAAAGACAGAAATTCTTAATAAATGGGAAAGAGATCATATTGGCGATAAAAAAGTTACTGACTCTGATGCTGAAAAGTTCTATAAATCTGGTGTTATTAAGGGTAAAAAATATTTTGGTAAGGATTTTGATCCAGCAAACCCTAAGAATAAGGAAGAAGAAATGTACACTGATTATATGAATGGTATAATGGAGAGGTATTATAAAAAGACAACTAATGCACAATAAAGCGGTATCATTTAACAACTTTGTAATTTTATTGGAAGGCGGCGCTGCTATCAAAACTTCCAGGAGAATAAGGGAGGACGAATTCGAGGGAACATTAGCTTCGATAAAGGATGTGTTATTGCCTATTATTGGGGTGGATCCGAATCCAAATTCTTCTGAATACATCGTTATTGGAAGCATAGGAAAAAAGAAAAACCCAGATGATACCTCTGGTGATCTTGATCTTGGTATAGATTCGAATTTATTTAATGTTCCGATGAAGGAAGTATCCGGGTATATTTATTCACTATTAAGTGGATCTGATGAAATGATAACCAAACTAGGATTTGAGCCAGAAATAAATCACCTGAAAGGTCTAAATATAGTTAGCATAGGTTGGCCTATCAACGGTGACCAAAATAATGGCATCGTACAGCTAGATTTAATTCCGGTTGCTGATATAGAATGGGCAAAGTTCATCTATTACTCTCCTGATTATAAAACTTCCGAAAGCAAATATAAATCTGCACACAGAAACTGGCTACTTGCTGCTATATTAGCAATACGTAGAATGGTATTGGATGTTAATGATGCAGGTGAAGTTATGGATTATGATTCACCGGTATTAATATTAAGCGACGGACTATATTGGCATACTAAATCATATAGAGGTAAATTGAAACCTAGATTAAAAAATGCAGCCAAAATAAGTGGAAGTGAGAGATTTGTTACTAGAGATCCTCAAGAATTTATAGATTTTGCTCTAGGTTCAGGATATACTATTAATGATGTTAAGACATTTGAAAAATTACACCAGATTATAAGTTCACCTAATTTTGAACTGTATGATAAGGTTGATGAAATAGAGGAAAAGTTCCTCGAATATATTACTAGAGCAAATTTAGAGAGGCCCTCCGAAATAAAAAGAGCTTAATATTATATAAATATAAAGATAAAATTAAAATTAAATATGTCTGGAATTAGCCACTTATATGATATTTACCATAAGAAAGGAAAAGAGTTTATAGATAATCTTTTCAGCACTTATGTAACTGTTAATGAAAAAATGGATGGATCTGCTTTTGTTTTCGAAAGAGATTCTAATGACGGTAAATTTGTATTCTATAAGAGAGATCAGAGAAATCCGATAACGATGGTTGATAGAACTCTTATGAAATATTATGAGAAACCTATCCAGTATATAGAATCTTTAAGTCCACATACAATAAGTAAAATACCAAGAGGTTGGAAATTTGGATTGGAATATTTTGCTAATAATAAGCCGGTCGAGATTGCTTACGATAGAATGCCAAAGAACAATCTTATATTATCTTATGTTAGTCCTAAGGATACTAAACAACCCAATAATTTTATAAACGACAAGGAGAAATTAGATACCTGGGCAGATCTACTGGGGGTTGAAAGACCACCGATTATTTTTCAGGGATATCTTGATGATGAGCAGAAAGAAAAAATATTAGATTTCTTAAGAACACCATTTGAAGATCTTGTATCTGAATATAAGACTAAAAGTTTTGTTAGGTATATTATAGGTGTACTAAATCCTGAGGCTAAGGAAAGCGCATTAAACGACGATCTTGATAAGGCAATAGAAGGTATAGTTTTTAAATTTGGCGACGAGAAAGGTGAAGGCGAGACTGTTGTTTCAAAGATGGTGGATCCGGTATTTACCGAAATGGCAAAAAATAAAACCAAATTAAAGATTGAAAATAAACCTAGTGATTTTTTAGGTCTTACCGTTCTTGATGTTATGAATTTTATATTAGAATCTGGAGTTGATTCTTTTAGGATCGAAGGTGATTCTGAAGACGAGAGATACATTTCATTTGTTTCCGATGTATTTTCTAAATTCCTTGATGAATATGGATATAAATATAAGGGTGCGGATTTTCAAGAGCCTGACTATTTAAAAAAGGAAGAGTTCAGACTAAATAAATCTTTAATAAGAGATAGAAGGGTTCTTAGCTATCTTGAGCAGGATGATTCATATGAAT